GTGGAAGGGGTTTCCAGAATAATTAACAAAAACTTAAATGACTTAGATCAAACCAAGAGACCGATACATTGTAGCGATGCGAAACGAGAAGTTCTATACATTAAAAATGATGATCAATGGGTGAAAGAGAATGAAACCAAACCGATACTAACAAAGGCAATTAGACAAATTGCAAATGAAAATATCAAACAGATAAGCGAATGGAAAAAGAAGTATCCAGATTGCACCGATTCAGATTCAAGAAAAAATGATATGTATCTAAATATTGTTAGTAATGCGATGTCTGGAACTACTGTGGAAGAACAGTCAAGCAATTACGAGAAAATCATCTCAAAGGTAGCAAAAGAAGTGGTAATCGAAAAATAAATATATATTATGTTATAAAATAAAAAAATTGATTTATAATTTCATTATTATATTATTACATAACTTATATGAACTTTCTCAAAATGAACCAAACTAACGGATATATTTATATTAGAAATCATCCATCATATGATCTTGATGATGCGTGTAAAATGGGTAAAGCAAATAACATTCCCGAAAGGGATACGCAATATGCTACTGGTGAGATTAAGAGAGGTTATTTTGAAGCGGTGTTTGAAGTTCCTATTGAAAAAATGGGAATTATTGAACGCTTATTACAAAATGAGTTTCGTGAATTAAATATTAAATATGATGGTGGAACTGAATTTTACAATAAAAAAATTATTACTCTTATTGAACCTTATCTAATTGCACTTGGAATTAAATTTAGTAAATTATCCAAACAAGAAATTAGTGATTTAGTAAGATGCAACAGAGTAAGAAAAACAATCAAAAAAATAAATATTCAATCATTAATTCATATACTAAAATCCAAGAGAACAAATAAACAAATTGTTTCCTACATACCAAGAAACGATCAAACTATTATTATTGGAAAGTCAGTTATACATTTTCAACAATACGATAAAGGTATGCTTGTATTAATGTGTGGAGTAGGAAAAACTCTAATTTCATTATGGATTACACAAGAACTAAACTCAAATACTATTCTTATAGGTGTTCCTAATAAATTATTATTGAAACAATGGGAAGAAGTTATTTGTGTATTGTTTCAAAATATTCCATATTTAATTGTTTCAGGTGGCGTAGATGTTGAAAGTATAATAAGATTTTTAGAAAATAACCAAAAAAAATGTATTGTAATAACTACTTATTCATCAGCACATAAAGTATATACTGTCGCACAACAAACAAGGTTTGTATTTAGTATGAAAATATTAGACGAAGTTCATCATTTAACTACAACTAATATTGAAGAAAAAGATCGAAAAACATATGTAAATATATTAAAAATAAAATCAGAAAAACAAATATCATTAACAGCTACAGTAAAATTATTAGAAAACAAGGAAAATCAAAGAGATGAAGACATAGTAATTTCAAATGATAATGTTGAATATTTTGGAGAAATAATTGATAGAAAATGTTTGCTATGGGCGATCGATGAAAATATTATTTGTGATTATGTTATTCAAACCATTATTACAAATGAAGAACAATTAGAACAACAATTATCAAGATTTAATATTATAGAGGAAAATGATAAGAGGTTATTTTTGAGTGCGTTTGCATCTTTGAAAAGCATATTTGACGGACATTCACACCATTTATTGATATATTCAAATAACAAGGATAATTCGTTTAAATTAATTCAGTATATAAAAATGCTATTAGACGATAATTACTTTGATATAGCTGATTTATATTATTCAAATTACCATAGTGAAATGAAATCAAAAGACCAAAAAGAAATTATTTATAATTTTAAAAAAGCGAAGTTTGGAATAATAACTTGTGTTTATTGTTTGGGTGAAGGATGGGATTTTCCATTATTGGATGGTGTTGTATTTGCTGAAAATATGACATCAAATATCCGTATAGTTCAATCCGCATTAAGAGCAAGTAGAAAAAACAAAAATGATAAAAATAAAAAAACCAAAATCATTTTACCAATTTTGAATAGAGATGACTGGTTAGAAAATAATGAAAATCCTGATTTGAAAAAGGTAAGAGAAGTTATTTACCAAATGGGTTTAGAAGATGAAACTATTACTCAAAAAATTAAGGTGTTTAAAATTGATATTGAAAAACCAAAACCTAAAACAAGAGAAAAAGAAGAAAGGAAAATGGTTGATGAGTTTGGTGAATATGACAATGAATTAACACAAAAATTAAGATTAAAAACGATCAAAAGAACTGCACTTGCTACAACATATGAAAAATCAATAAAAATAAATGTTGATAAAAATATAAAAAGTAAAGAAGGTTATTATGAATTATGTGAAATAGATATTAGATTATCCAAAGAACCAGAAATAGTATTCAAAGGACAATTTACAAACTGGATAGAATATTTAGGTATCAAACGAGAATATTATGATTTGGAAAACTGTAAAAATAAAGTAGGTGAGTATTTATTGTTGTATCCTGAAATAAAAAAACATTATTTGGATTTATCAATTGTAAGTAATGAATTATGTAAAATAGATGCGTTATTTCCTCCAAATGGATTATGGGTTGAATATTATAATATCAAGGATTTACGAGATATAATTACTATCACAAATAAGAAAAAGAAGATGGGTGTTATTTTATAAATAAATATTTAGGAATAATTAAGGAAAAAATCCTTTTTTTTATAAAATTGAAATAAAATTGATTTATTTTAATATAAAGAAATAATATCTTATTCTATTATATATGGCAATGTCAAAACAATATTCCTGCGATTTGTGTAAAAAGATCTTTAATCAAAAAATTGATTTCACAAGACATCAAAATAAGAAAGCACCTTGTATAACTTTAACTGAAATGCAACAGCTTAGTCAATCAAAAGAAGTTAAAATGGATTTGAAAGAAAAACTTACTCAGTTATTCAAAAACTGTCTAAATATTATGAGAGACAATGAGGGTTTAACTGGTGAGAAAGCGTTAAGAAATTTATCATATTTATTAATATTAAAATTGATTGAACCTCGAATTGGTGAGATTGATATTGATAATTACGAATATGATTTTAGTCATATTGAAGACGAAATGATTGAAAAACATAAACAAAAATTATTAGAAATTAGTCGTTTTAGTAATCTGTCAAATGAAAAAGAAGATAATCTTCCTACTAACATAAAGTATTTATGGGACGATATTTTATCTAATCATCCTACTACAAAAAAAATATTTTTGAAAGGCAAAGGGTTTGATATTCAACAAAAATCAACGTATAAAAAATTAATTGATAAATTAAACTCACTCGATTTATCACATACTGAATTTGATATATTAGGTAATGCTTATGAAGAGGTTATTAAAGATATTATGACGGGAAAAGTATTCGGACAATTCTTTACTCAACCATTAATCAAAAAAATGATGGTAAAATTAATTGACCCGCAAATATATGCTGATGGAAAAATACAGACTTGTGGAGATCCTACTATGGGGACTGGTGGTTTCTTAATTACATATTTACAATATATTTTACAACAAGCAACTTCTAAAAATATTAAACCAGATTGGGATTTTATTAAAACAGAAGGGTTATATGGTAAAGAAATAGAACCTGATACATATCAACTTGCGACTTCAAATATGTTAATCTCATCAGGTCATATGTTTGAACAATTAGATAAAGGCGATAGTATTCGTGAACCTATAACAAGAAAGTTTGATAATATTCTTGCAAATCCACCATTTGGAATTAAAGGATTTAAATATGATGATTTTCAAAGTCCATTAAAAAGTGAATATGTTCCTATTAAGACAGATAATGCGGTTTCCTTATTTATTCAAGCAATTATTTATATGTTAAAGATTAATGGCAAATGTGCTGTTGTATTGCCTGATGGACAAGATTTATATTCAAAAACAAACGCAACATTAGTGTCGATTAGAGAATATCTTATGAAAACTTGCGATTTGAAAGAAATAATATATCTACCAGCAGATATATTTACATACACATCCATTAAAACTTGTGTGTTTTACTTTGTGAAAAAGAGAGAAGGAGCTGATGTTTTGGAAACCCAAATTAAAGTATCCAAAACTCAAAAAGAAACAGGTAGAGATTACAAGTTTTCAAAAACACATCAAACAACCAAAGTTAAGTTTTATGATTACAACCCTTATGAAGATATAAAAAATCTATTAGTTGAAGTTCCAATTGAGAAAATTGTGAGTAATTCATATTCACTTATTTATAATGAATATATGAAAGATGAAACAGAAGAAGAACAATATGAAGAAGGTGTTGTTGTAAAAACACTTGGAGAAGTTTGTAAGTTCTTACCAAAAAGTAAAAGAAATGCTAAATATGGTAATAAAGAAGGATTATATCCATTCTTTAAAAGTTCTACAAAAGTTGATAGTTATGTTAATGAACCAGATTATGAAGAAGAAAGTTTAATAATCGGTGATGGAGGAGAACCAAATATAAATTATGGCATTAAATTCTCAACAAGTGATCATTGTTATATTCTTCAAAATAAAAATAAATTATTATTAAACATTAAATATACTTATTATTATTTATACCATAATTTAGATATGATGAAACAATTATACACAGGTGTTGCTATTAAAAATATTTCAAAAACAAATATTGAAGGAATAAAAATCCCAATCCCATCACTTGAACACCAACAAGAAATCGTAAAATATTTAGATTTCATATACGAAAAGACAAACAAAACAAGTAATGAGAAAATTACAGAATTGAAGCAACTGAACGAGTTTTGTTTGAGTAACCAAAAAATATTCGGTGAGAATGTTGTGAAAGAATTAGGTGAAATTAGCATAATTAATCCTGAAAATATGAAATCAGGACAATATACTGAAATTAATTATATTGATATTGCTTCTGTTAAAGGAGGGCAAATATTAGAATTACAAAAAATAACAAATGATTTTCCATCAAGAGCAAAAAGAATAGTTAAGAAAGGTGATATTTTATATTCATCGGTTAGACCTAATTTGAAAGGATATATTTATATTAGTGATGATATACAAAATGGTATTGCTTCAACTGGTTTTGCAGATATTAGAGTAAAAGAACCAAATACAATATTATCAAAATATTTGTATTATATTATGACAAGTGATTACATAAGTGATTATTTAATAAGCAAAGCAAAAGGAGCACAATATCCTGCGGTATCATTTGATGACTTTGAAACTATAAAAATCCCAGTTCCTTCACTTGAACGCCAAAAAGAGATTGTTGAGTATTGTGAATATAATGATACACTCATTAAACAATTAGAAAAAGAGATTGAAAATAATAAACGATTAGCACAACAATTTATTACAGGTATTGTAAAAGCACAAGTTCAAACAGAAGAACAAAGTGATACAAGTTCTGAACCTATTGATGAAGTTCAAGATGAAATAGTATCTGTTGAAGAAGAAGTTATTATTGATCCAAAACCAAAGGTTAAAAAGATTGTTAAAAAAGTAAAAAAATCTCTTATTATCTTTGAAGAAGATAATGAGGTATAATTATGAACATTCATTTATTCGCAGATAATTTTAGTATAAATATAATTAATTATAAACATTTTTTTATTCCAATTTTTATATCATATAATTATTATATAATATAATGACTACTCATAAAAGCGATGATTATAAATTATCTGCTGCTGAATATTATCTAACAGAAGTAGTAATCGAAAAATTATTATTTTCTTTAAGTTAAAATTAATATATATTATTTCATTTTCTGAACTCCTATACTTTATTGTTCCAAATTGGAAAAAGGTTTTTCGATTTTGGACATTTTTTTTTGTCCATTTAGCAAAACCATAAAGTAGATTTTGAAAAAGGGGTATGAAAACAGCAACCAGAGCATTATGCTCTGAAAATATTTATTACAGTGAAAAATTTGTGACGATCAAATTTTTATGTTTTTTTGCGTAAAGTATTTAGGAACTTTTTATGTTAGCAAAATATATAACATATGTTAACAAATTTAGTTCAAAAGGTTCCTGAAAAATATGTATGTTTAGCTTGTGACTATTCATCGTGTCGAAAAAGTCAATATGATAGACATATTTTAACTACAAAACATCAAAAACTAACAACATCTAACAATTTAAGTTCAGAAAGTTCCAAATTACATTTGTGTGAAAATTGTAATAAAGAATATAAATCTCGCGTTGGTTTATGGTCGCATAAGAAAGTATGTAATGTTGGTAAGAATGATGATCCAGCCGATAAAGACCAATTAATTCTAATGCTTATTAAACAAAATTCCGAATTTCAAAATATGATGATGGAACAACAAAAACAAATTTTAGAAGTTTGTAAAAATGGAACTAACAATACTAATAATTCAAATAACAATTCAAATAATAATAATAAAACATTCAATTTACAGTTCTTTTTAAACGAAGAATGTAAGGATGCGTTGAACATTGCCGAATTTGTTAGTTCGATAAAAGTCCAATTGGAAGATTTAGAAACAACCGGGAGATTAGGTTATGTGGAAGGGGTTTCCAGAATAATTAACAAAAACTTAAATGACTTAGATCAAACCAAGAGACCGATACATTGTAGCGATGC